TGGCCAATAGCAATGTCATCACGAACTCCGTTACTTACATCAGTCTTGATCTCGGTAAATGGATCTACCAGGCATCCATCAATCTTGATGCCTTGCTTGATCTCAATATCTGATACAGCCGTGTAGAAACCTTCGATGCTTAGATCATGAAGTCCTGAATCTACAATGTAGAAGTGATCATTGATAAATGAAATCGCCTGATCAGTCTCTTCATCAGTTGCTGTTATCTTGTCGTTAACCAGGAATGGTTTGCGTAGGTACACCCAAAGCAACTCAGCAAACACCTCGGTAGGTGATCCGGTTTCTGGTGAATATACTGCCCACTTCCAATCGCTAAACTCTGCAAGATTCATCATGATCTCAAAGGCAAATTGAGATTTACCTTGGTGCGCTCCTGCGTAGATATATGTAGTTGACCCACGCTTAACTGAATACTTGTCAAACAAGGAACTGAACCCGGTCCATGCTCCTTTCTTTATCCCATTGTTGCGGAGTGAAGTTAGTGAATCCTTCAACTCATCTGCTGTGTAAACTAATTTTTGCATTCTCTCTCTCTTTTATTTTAGTCCGTTATTATACTCTGATTCTTTATGTGTAAAGGATCTGCTTATTTCCTTTCTATACAACTCTTCCTTTACATAGAAATCTGAGATCTTTTTACCTGTCAATCCTAATGAGGCCATGATCTTCATGATCATCTCTGGGCTTCTATTAATATCATCAATAGACTTCATCCTTGTAGGCAAAGATATGTCTCTGTAATTATTTATGTAACCGTTACCCCTTTTAACTTTATATGCAACCTTTAGTTTTACATAGTAAATCATCTGCCCCTGATCCTGACCGGCCAATGGCGCTGAGTTTGGGTTGATGTCGAAGTGATCATCAAGTGGCGCTTTGTTATCCATAGTTGTTATCCTTTGTAATGGAATCCATCGTATCCCATTGAGTGAAGTTTCGTTTCCATAAGATGAGCATCTACTGCTCTATCAAAAGTTGCTACTATCTCGTAGCCATCTGTTATCCTATTGTTCTTGCTGCGATGTTCTTGAAGTCTATTCTTTAAGGCATTCGTCATGCCTATATAGTGATGCTCTGGCAGGTAATAAACTGTAAAGTGTCCATCGTGATGGCGCACCTTTTTGTTATGACCTCTGCTTTTTCTACATCTCTTACACATAGCCCGGTAGTTATCTCCGTTCCTATGGTACTCTGTTAATGGTTTGTTTATGCCGCAGTTTGAACAGGCTTTCATTACATTTTTATTAACCTCAATCTCCTCTGGTACTTTCGTATCAGTAGTGCTGAGTTTGTTAGTTGGTGCTGGATGTCATCGTTCCATCCAAACCTACTTGCATAAATAGTTAGGTTTACCTGGTCTACCAAAAGTAAATCTAAAAATTTATTCATCTCTCTAATGTGCTTATACTTTCTGAACATATCAAATATCTTTACAATAAAAATCTGAGAATCCTGAGACAACCCTCCATGATCTAACCTCACTAGGCTGGTAGTATTTTACAGCGCAATGATCTTGATCCGTATAAATTACGAATGCAACTAGATCAACATCCTCGGAATCCATTGCTTGTTTATTAGCCTTCATAGATCCCTCACATCCCTTTACTGAAACATTGAACTCATCATCCTCTATGTAAATCGTAAGGTCAGCATCGTTTGTAGCCAGGTGTGAGTGCTTGATTATAGATGATGCCCTGTAACCTATAACATTCTTTCTCTTCTCTGCGTTGGCTCGTATGATCAACTCGGAAAGGATGCCAATGTACTCGGTGTAATATTCTCGATCTACATGACCAAGTATTTTTGAGTCAACAGTTCCGGTTCTCTGCTTGTGAGTACCCTCGTATCTTTTCTTGTTCTCATCTATCCGGAACCTCGTAAGATCGTGAGCATACTCTTTAAGGTAGTTAGGTATTTTCATCTCTTAGGGGTTTTAACAATCCGGAATTAAATCTAACATATCACCCAACTCAACATCGGTAATCAGTCCGTTGGCATATCCACAGATTAGTTCGTTTACTTCTTCCCATACTAATGTTCTTTCTTTCATCTCTCTTTGGTGTTAAAGGTTGTTATATCCCGTAGTAACTACTACCTACACAACAAGAACAAATACCGTCTATACAATCTTGTTTAAGTGCTTCTGATTTCTCTTGTTCAAAAATTGCATCATAAACTGCTTGACCTTTTTGGCTATGCCCATTCCATCCATTCAATTGTTGATGCAGTGGTTTAATTTTTGTTTTCATCTCTCTTTGGTGTTAAAGGTGTCAACTATCTTGTGCAGTTTACTTGACATAATGTTCTATTAAATACACAAAACCCTATTGGTTTGTATCATTATTGGTTTCTAATTTCTCAAGCGTGTCCTTCAGTATCACATTCCAAGCCCACTTGTCCTTGTCAGCGTTCCAAAGTTTATCGTACATCTCCAGTAGTATCTCTCTCATTTTTATTTGGTATTAAGGTTTGCGCCTACTTTTTTATGTGTGCGCCTATAATTGTAAGGTTATAGCCTTACCAAAATCAAATCTCGTCAGGCTTTACCCTTATTTTGTATGTTTAATCATACAATTTTACCCTTATTTTGTATAATAGAAAAGGGGAACGCTACCTTGTCCGCAGTAATACGTTCCCCCTTCTACTAATATATTACCTTAGAACGGCATATCATCTGAGTCGTTCACGGCCTGTGCTTTAGGCTTACCGGTGTACTCTCCCTGGATCTGGAAGTACACACCGCCATCACGTTTATCTTTCATCTCAAGATTAACCCAGCCTTTATCATTCTTACTGTTCTGTAATACCTCAAAGTCTTGAGGGCCAAAGGCAACCTTTACAATTTTACCATACTTGGTAGTTACCACTTGTGTTTTTCCAACGAATACTTTGTCGCTCATCTTAATTAAATTTAGTTGTTTGTTATTAGTTCTTTTAGGTGATCGTACTTACCTTGAAGGTCAACGTACATTGCTTTCAATCTACCTACCTCATCGTGTAGTGTAGCATCAGAAGAGAAGTAACTTCTCAGGTATTGATTCGCCCGGTAATAAGATCTTGAATAGACCTTGTCAGCCATGCGATTATCGTGAGAGTGTATGTAGGTATGAACTCCTTTTGGATCGGTGTTCGTAATCCTAGCAATCTCGCGAAGGTGCAGTCCCTGATCGTACATGATACGACAGGAGACTCCTCTTGCAGTTGTAACTTCCTTTGTTTTCTTACTTGATAGTATGTCTTGCATACTCACGTTGGCTGCGCTGGCAGCAGAAAGGATTATCACATCTGCAAGGTTTCTAAAGTTCCCCAATTCTTGCTGAGTAAGGGTTGAAGATTCCATTTAAGAATGTCTTTTCATAAAGGTTAATAGATTTGTTGAATTCATATTCTCCTTTTCCAAGGAAGTTATCCGAGGCTTTGTATATTCCCACCTCGTAAGGGAAACTTTTCTCGATCACAAGGAAGTAGAAGTCCTCAACTCCGAAGATCTTCTTGTACATATATGCTTGCTGGTTGTATAGCATCCAAGGCGCTGATCTTTTCCACTCCTCTAATGACTTTGCTGAGGTCTTTAGATCTACCAAGTAATTACTAACTCCATCAAACACTAACGCATCTGCCTTCCCTTTGATCTTGATTGTATTTCCTAGATCAGTAATGATCTCACCAACACCAGGAACTTCCGGCTTGAAATCAATGCCCATAAGATCACGAACCTCATCGAGTTTATTCAACTTGTCGTACATCGCATGGACCAGATCGTAATCCTTTTCTGGAAGAATCAACTTGCCCTCGTGTTCAGCACAGAACTCTTTGTAAGCATTGCCTCTGCGAGTTCCTTCCCAACGTACAGTTAGGTCCTTACCTTCTAGGAATAATGCGTGTAACGCAGTTCCTATATCGAAGTAAGATGCACTAGGGTAAGACCATTTACCTTGTCTCATTAAGTAGAACTTGGTTGCTGATTCCCTCAGTAGTTTAAGCATACTATTAGAAAGGTATTCCTTGTCTGCGTAGTACGCATTGTCATCTTCAAACTTAGTCAATACGTCCATCTATTCCCATGTGTTGCAGCGTGTAGTCCATGAGATCTTGTATGTCAAGTTCTGTATGGTCATCTTCGCCTGTGTTCTTATCAATCTCTGCTAACATATCTACCAGGTGCAGGGTGTAACTATAGATGAAATCCATCTCGTAGTCTCCGATCAGGAAGAGCAGAGAAATTAATCTTTCTCTGTCCTCCTTACGGATGCTGGGGGATATTAACGAAGCAGCAAATGTTGTTGTCGTTTCTGTGAGTTTGTTATCACTCAACTCATCGTTCCATCCTTCATTGATCATGACAGGATCTCCTTGATCACCTCCGGTGTAACATCATACTTGTCTAAGGCCTTGGTTACCATGTCCGCCTTGCCTTCTTTAACTGCTGCGATCATCTTTGCTTTGATCTCATCAGTCATCTCAACTTTAACCGGCTTCTTGGTAGTAGTGTTTTGTTTAGCGATTGCTATCTGGACCTCGTTAGAACTCGCTATTGATGTGTCGATACCGATACCTAAGTTGGCCAATGCTCTACCCCATGCGCTAGTCTCACAGTTCTCAACGAATGAAGTCTTGTTGATGTAACTGCTGGACTTATCTTCCTGGGCAAAGCCGGTAGCACGAAGCACGAACTGATCATCTCTGATCTCAGCACGGATTACACAGGACTCAGAGTCCAGGTGTACAATCTCAGAACTCAATGACCAGCCATCGTAATTGCCGGACTCACGAAAGAACTTGATCCTTTCGTTAACCTCGACATACTGCTTGCCCTTGATGTTTGTTGTTTTGAATTGGTGTCTAGCCATATCTAAAAATTTAATTGATTACTTTCTCGTTACTAATATACTTAAGTTGTTAAACATTTACAACATCTTCGCTATATATTTTCAACAACTCCTGGAGTATCTCTCTTTTCGACTCGTTGTTCAACAGGGTTTCTTCCATGATCGCCATCACTCGATCTTGAATAGACCACATTTGAGCAGCATCGTTCGGCATTACCTCCTGGAATACCACAGCCCACCGGTTAACGGTGTCTACATACTGCTTGTCGTGTATTTGAAGAGACTCTATAACTTTTTTCTCTGACCAGATCATGGTTGCATGATTGTTACCCAATAACCTACCCAACTCTGAGTACCCTACATTAAACTTCTGTTTAAGAATAAAGGAAAGACATTGCCTTGGAATAAGACTCTGTCTTTGCCTTGTTCGAGTCAATGGGTTTGTTCCGTACAGGTTTTGGTAGTGATCTGCTAACCTGTTTACGCTCTGGATGTTTATCTTTCTGTTCAATCTCTCTTGGTTCCTCATGGTTTAATACTGTTTTGATTTTCTTCATTGCATTTCGCATGATCCTGCGGCCATCCGTGTAACTAACTTCAAGATGTCGGACTATATCCTTCAGGCTATCACCTTGGAAGTAGTGTCTCTTGATCATCTCTCTTTCACGCTCTGTTAATTCTTTCTCCATGATCATATCAAGTACCTCCCTGATATTATCGTACTCCTTAGATCCATCAGCAAGGCTTATGAGAACAGAATTGTAATCACCTTCACCATCGTAGTCAGACATCGGTCTAGATCCTAACCTCTTAGACTTCTCGTATGCGGTGTATCCATTTAGTATCGCAAACCTAAAGGAACTCATCACGATCCCGGTCATGTGTTGATCATTGTCAAACTCTTTACCTTCATTGAACATCTTGGTGATGTACCTAATTGCGTACTCGTTTGCGTACTCTACCACCTCATCGTTATGGAATGAATACCCATAATACTTTGCACAGAAATGCAAGAACCTCCGGTCCCTAGGGAACCACCCTCTAATATCTTCCTCTGTTATTTTTCTCATCGCTTTATTATAATATTATATATATACTAGTATTATAAGAATCCCCTAAAGGGGATTCTATTATTATACTATTACTTACTAACACCTTCCATCTTATCGTTAAGAACTTTGTTCAGAAGTTGCTTAGTGTTCTTTGCAGTCTCTACTGCATCACGGTACTTTTGATTCAAGATCCTATACTCTGATCTTGCTTTCTCTACTTTCTCCTTGAGAGTTATAAGGTCGTTAGTCCGTACCTTGTGGATGTCGCAAAAGGTTTCTAACTTGTAGACAATTCGAGCAACCCTTTCGGGGTTGCTCAACTCTCCACTCTCCTGGGCATCCAATACATCATTGATCACATCGTACACTCGACTGAGATCATCAGCGTACAGGAGTTGATCGGCTAGTTTATTCATGTGGCTTTTGTTTTACTATTATTCTAGAGTTTCTAGAGTTGTGTAAAGCCAGGGCTATCCTGGCATCAGTCAACGTCTCGAAATCTTGCTTGTAGGTTAGCCCCTCAGGGCTATCCCACTCAACTGTGTAGTTCAAGTTACTCATCTTTTACTTCGTTTGCGATTAATGATCTAACCAGGTCAATCTCCTGGCCTAATTTGCTTTCTTCTCCAAGTGAGGTGTAGCAGTAGTTAGCGGCCCGATCAAGGATGATCAAGGCCGCAAGGATTTGTTTGTTTGTCATAGCGTTTCGTATAGTTCGTGACTTGCAGTCAGGGTTAGTACATTCTCAGGGATCAAAGCCATGTAGCGTTCACGCTTTATGTCCCAGATAAGGAAGTTCGCTGGGTTGTTGCAGTTAACACCGCCCTTCACATACTTCTTTACCTTTGCACGGCCATGGAATTTTGTAACCTCGCCGTTCTTCTTCTGATAGGTTCCGGCTACAAACTTTCCGCTCATCATAGCCTCTGCGATTTTCTCTTTGATAGTCATAACATTTTGTTTTTAGGTTTCTAACTTGGCTGCAAGATACAAAAGATTTTCTTACCACCAAAAACTTTTTTAATTTTCTTTAAAATAATTGTCAGTCCTCATAGCGCCATCACTTATAGCCTGGCGGTACGCTAACTCCTGGGTGTTGTAGTTGTCTGGAGATTGCCCACGTTTGCGAGCCTCTCCATATACTAGATCCATAAAGAACTCTTGCTCTTGATCTGTTGGGTAGAATGTCATCTTCATAATACTTCGTTTTCAATTTCTGCGTTAATTTCGTAGTCGACCAGGGCTTTGAACTCCGGGCGCAGTAGATCGTGATCTACCAGGAACTCTGTTCCATCTTCATCCGTGAAGTACAGGTTGTTTAAAGTGTACTCCCAATCAATGAACTCGCTGCGGTAATCCGATGAATCATAGCAGTCGGTCCAGGCTCTGTAATCAAACTCAACTGTGAAGGTTCTAAGTTCACCATCGAACATCATTTCAAACTCTCTTTCCATATCCTTTTGTTTTTATTTGTTATTCAAATGTAATAAATATTTTTCTAAAAAGCAAGGGGGAATCTCACCCCCTCGCAGAACCTAGAAAAAAGCCCTCATCTATGGAGGGTTTGGGAAGTAGCCGGAATCGAACCGGCATGAACCGTTTACCCCTTGCGATCTTGGTAATCTGTCAGAGTCATCACTCCGCTCAAACTCATAAAGGTCAGACCAAATAAGCCATAAAATTCTTGATCATTTGCTGGTGCAACTGCATTGCCGTACCATATCATGAACACACCGAACAGAAGTATCATGATCACTATTCTTTTCAACTTTATATCCATTTTCTTTTGTTTTATGAGGGGGATTATCACCCCCTCGTTTTTATATTATCCGTACACAATCTCTCCCAGCAATAAGCATTGCAGTATAGAGTCATGCGTTACTGCATCATCTCCGCCGGCTAAGAGGTCAGCCAGGTGGTAGTTATTGACATCTTCGAAGTTATCAATGAGGTCATCCAGGGTAAACCAATGTCTTTCCTCAAGGCCTTCTTCTTCAACATCAAACCAGGCTAATTTCTTGCCTTGGCGTAACATCTCAACAAGGACATCTTCCCAGCATGGAGTATCGCCTTTCGCACTTAGTTTTTTCCTAGCATTTCCGTAGTCAGTCGGATCGTAATCCAATTCCAGGGATCCAAAACCTATGCTGGATGAGGTCATGCAGGTCCAAAACATTTTTAGCATTCCTTTCTTTGTGATTTTGTGGCTCACGCCGTAGTCATTGTTCATTTTTCTATGGTTTTTGTGATTAAAATTCTAAAATATCGCTTTCGCAAATGTCTCCATCCTCCAGGCGTTCCTTTGCCCACTCTTTGTATTGCTCGATGCAATCTTCAGGGTTTTTCCCGAAGAACTCCTCGCACTCGAATGGTTCGGTCAATATACATTGAACCTCCTCGCCTCTGGAATACGCATAGTCCGCAATTCCGAAGCAGAATCCTCCCCAATCTTCATTTGCTATCCAGATGTAACCGCTGTGGCTGTTGTAGCCGGCTTGCGTGTACGAATCGTTCATGTCGTAGCCTTGGCGCTCGGCGTAATCCATTACCTTACATAGGATTCTGATTTGCGATGCCGTTTTGATGTTTGTCATTTCCATTTTTTCTAGGTTTTAATTCATAACACCGGGGGATTTTGTCCCCCACGCTTTGGACTTAAGTTCTATTTTAGGTGGCCCAAACCACCGGCCTATACAGGGTAGACCATGATCGTTCCCGGATCGTTCCACTCAAAGTAGTATCCGTATTTGTCAGCGACTTTTTCGCATTTCGCATCAACTCGCATTTCCCAATACTCGAACAACTCTGGAGTACTTTCTGCTGAGATCCATACCGAGTCCTCGCCTTCAGCGTATCCGAAATCAGCGGCCGATCCACACACATGAACACCCAGGGCTTCAAGTTCGTTAGCGATTTTGGCAGCGGTTTCAGTCATGTCCTCGTTTGCAGTCCATCCAGGGATTTCAAAGTTTTTGAAGTTGTTAAAGTTCATTTTTTCTAGGTTTTTAATTATACAACCGGCCCAAGATGGGCCACGCTCAGGGCTTAATGCGGTTTTCAGTCCCCCTGAGGACTACAGGTTAATCATTTCATGAATCAGGCGCTTGTGGTTAGTAATCCATAGCCCGGATTCCTTCATGTCTCGAACGGCGGCCCAAAGGGCTTTGCGTTCCGTTTTTGGTAGTTCGATTTGGTCGTAGATAGTAATTTCCATTTTTCTAGGTTTTTTAGGTTTATGCGTTAATGAGTGCGGCTACTGAAGTGGCCATGATAACGGCCAGCATTCCGATAATTAGTACGTCTTGGATAGTGATTTTTGCAATGATAGTTTTCATAGTTTTTTGATTTATGCGATTTGTTTACAATTTACGACCGATTCGCCGGTCAACTCTTTGAAAATTTCGATAGCCTCTGATTCATTGAGTGCTTCGATTTGTTCAACTTGAGGCGTAAAATATGCCTCACATACAAAAATTGAATACATTGGTTTTTTGTTTTTAGTTATTACCACCGGCCCCCGATTGAGGGCCACGCACCGAGCCTAAGGCCTTTTTATAGTCGCTCGGTCGACTTTTAAGATAGTGAGCGTTCGCCATTGTCAGCGAATGAGTAGTACTCATCAGCCGTGCAAATAACATGGTCAAGTACGCTAATTTCAAGCAGGTCACACGCTTGTTTCAGTTTCTTGGTCATTCTGCGGTCAGCCTCACTCGGTGTTTTGTTACCGCTTGGGTGGTTGTGGGCTACAATCATTGATTTGCAACCAATCGCTAGGGCTTTGCGTAAAATACTCGCAATTTCCACAGTCGTTTGGTTCACAGTTCCTACGGTGTCCGTATCGATGCAAATGATGTGATTTGCTTGGTTCAAAAACATGATCAAAAATGCTTCTTTGTGGTGAATATCAGCGCCATAGTAAGAGCGGAACTCCTTCCAAGCATCACGGCTTGAGCGAATTTGCACTACTTTTGGCTCTTTTACTTCGTTGTATTGTACTCTGATGTTTCCTTTGTACGCTTTAGACATTTTCATAATTTCTAGGTTTTAATTGTTAAAAGTTAGGTTTCAAGGGGGGAATCGCACCCCATCGCAAAAAGCCGAAATAGGAGGTATTTAAAAACGCCCCAAGTGGCGCAGGTTTTTTCGGTATTTCGCGACCTGCTTAGGCCTTGAAAATTGGTATTTAGTAAGCGCCCCAAGTGGCGCAAATCAAAGCCGAATGCATTGCATCCGGTTGTATCGATTAAGCCCCGAAAGGCTTAGAATTTGCCGCTATCCTCTGAGCATCTCAGCCGTTCACTCCATTAGCGTGGTATGTGTTCCCAAGGTTACACAAATTTTGGCGGGCAAATGCTGTCCAAATAGCACCCCTTCGATTCATCAGTTAGTTGGTTACTCTTTAGATTGTGGCGGTGTCTTTGTGCCTCCTACTGCCTTGGCAGTTCCTCAGTTTTTCACGTTCCAGTTCGATGCTGTACCGGGGTAAGATATACTGCCTTTGGTCGGCCCGGTATTTTAGATGCTTGAGGCGGCCCTTCCTTGGGCCTCTTGTCGTGGGCTATCGTTGCTCCCTTTCGACATGTCAAAGAAACGGCGACTTTTTGAATAAACAAGGGGTATACATGAAAAAAATTAAAACTTTTTTGTAACTGCTTGATTTTCAGTTAGTTACAAGCAAAAAAAAATTAAACTTTTTTTAGCCGGTAAGTAGATATATATAATTTTAGTGCTAACTGCTTGATCCTCAGATAGTTACGTTGTTTTTTGTGTGGTAGATATATATACTTGTGTGTGTCTGGTTACGCCCTCCCGAAATTTCCCACCCTGAATATGAATAAAGGAAAAACCTAAACGGATTTTTGACACCACCAAATAAATTTGCACTTTTTTTCTGGCCAATGACCGGATTTAATACAGAATTAACATACGGAGGGTATGACCGGAGAATAATTGTATTGTGCGTAGGCTAACCTCTCGGAGGGGGGACTTGATTTGAAACCTGATGAACGAGGAACAGTTCGTTTTGAAAACTTGTATTATAATATATACTATTATAATAATAGTACTAGTGTACTCTAATAATATTATTATAATACCTTTACTATGGAAGTAAAGGTATACTAAATAGTTTATTATAATAAGGGGGTTGGGGGGTGTGGAGTGGTAATGAATCGAAACATTCAATACTTTGTAGATTATGATAAACGCATTTAGATGACGACTAAGCAACTTTTAATTGCCCTGATGGGTACAGGTCTACCCAAGGGGGAGATACGCCAGGAGATGTTCGCATTTTACAATTCTAAAGTAGGTACTGGAAAGTACTTTGTTCGTAGAGAGAATCCAAAGACTGCGTGTGGCAGTTGTATCCAAAGAGTCAAGAGTAATATTTGGAAGTGGTATCACCACGATGAGAAGGCTCCGACTTATAAGGGTTTAGTTTTTACCGGAAGATTAGTAGCGCATAACATGCCGTTATACAAGATTGATGATGGGAAGGAATAAGAAAGGGGAAGTTGTTAGTGGTCGTGGTAGCGAACTAACCACCCTACAGTCCGAGTTCCTTGAGCGTGTTAGCAAGGAGGGTATGGAGGCAAGTGCAAAAATTGCACGAGACTTGAACTACACAAGTTACTACCGTGATCGCAGGAATCAAGGCACGGCTTTCTACAAGGAGTTGATGCAGATGGCTAACTCCGAGATGAAGTCTATTGATTCGGCAAAGGGAACAAACCTAAGTGCATTGATTAAGATTAGAGACTTGGCTTTGGCAGACGGAGATATGAAGGCAGCAATGGATGCTATTAAGATCATCAACGATATGCAGGGCTACAAGGCTCCAACTAAAGTTCATCAAACCAAGTTTGATATTAAAGCGACAATTGATTTAACAGAGCCTAGTGAAGACCAAGATTTTCTTGACGTTGATGTTGATTACTCTGACGAGTAACGCTCAAGAGTGTAACCCATACTATACTATACCTAAATACGAATCGGCTTCAGAGAAGTCTTTTGGAATTGGTTATGTATCTTGCTTTCATGCAAGAGGAGTTGTAGCAGAAGTGGGATATGACAATTTGTTTGTCGGTATTTTAGCGATGGGACAAGGTCATCATGGAGCGACCTATAGTTTCCTGCAATATGAAAAGGAAATCGGCAGAGCAAGAATTTACGGAGGTCCTGTGTACCGGTTAAACCATAATCCATCTCTTTGTATTGGAAGAGTTGGTTTGGACTTTAAGATGTATAGATGGCTTTACGCATCACTAAGTTTGTTACAGCCGAATAAGGATGTGAATTACCTCCATGTGGGGCTAAAGATTAATTACTAATGCAAATAAAATTATACAAGCCTACACAACCACAAAAGGATTTTCATCGATTAGTACACGAGGACAAGCCTTTTATTAGTTGTTTAGTAGCAGGCCGACAGACAGGTAAGACTTTCTTTATGCAGAACGACTGTGTAATGAGAGCATTGAACAACCCTAAACACCGAATGTTCTGGGTATCGCCTATACAGGATCAAGCGAATAAAGTGATGAAGGACATTGAAGCAATGTTCAGTAACCACCAAGAACTATGGAACCAAATTGTAAAACGATATGACAGAAAGGCGAATGAACTTTATTTTTACAATGGTTCGTTTATTAAGTTTAGGTCTGCTGATAGTGGGGATAATCTTCGTGGTGCCACTCTCGACTATATCTACTTGGATGAAGCGGCATACATGAAGTTGGATTTTATCAACGAAGTGCTATTACCAATGGTTACTCGCACCAACGGAAATGTATGTGCGGCCTCGACATTTAACGGACCAAATTGGTTTTACGATTGGTACAAGAATGGGCAGATGGAAGAAAATTGGGAACAGATCAAATCGATTAAGCGCACTTACCTGGATCTAAACGATGACAATGTAGCCAAGACTGTACTCGGTATCAAGAAGAGTATGACTAAAGCGCAGTTCGATCAGGAGTTTTTATGTAGACCTGTTAGTGCTAACGCCTTATTTAGCAATGTAGAGGATGCTGTTGTACAGAATATTGTACAAAAATACGAAAGAGTGTATATTGGAATGGATATTGGTGTCGCACAGGATTACACGGTGCTTACTGCAATGACCGAGGATTACACGGTGATTGATATAGACAGATTCAACTACAAGGAAGAGGGAATGAATAGCGATGAGTTCAAGGATCGCATTAAAGCGTTTTATCTAAAGCATGATCAGAAGTTAACTGCCGCATACTTTGAGGTAAATAATAACGACTTGCTATTTGACGAGATCACAGATGACGATCGGATGTATAAATTAATTCCCTTTTTAACTACCGCACAGACCAAGCCAGAAATGATACGCAACCTAATCAAACTTTTTGAAGATAAGGTTATCAAGATCCCCAAGAACGATGACTTAATAAAAGAGTTGTATGACTTTAAGTCAAAGCGAAACGCAATCACCGGCAACTTACAGTTTAGCAATACAGATGGCAAGCACGATGATATGGTTATGAGTCTAGCGATCGCAGCATATTGTGCAAAGGAAGAGCAGGACGGCGGTGTAACAATGTTCCTATGATCGATTTTAAGACACATATAAGCCTCTCTGACAAACTTTCTAGTCCGGAGAGTATGAATGCTTATCTTGAGAATTTAGAACTGTTAGAGCGCATTAGAATGCTTCGCAGCATTAAAGAGACTTACCCGCTTGTCTCAAGCCATACGATAACGGAAGAGGTTAAGTCTAAGTTTAAGGTGTATGACAATGTGTTTGATCTAGTGCTGGGTCAGTTTATCATGGTGGAGCAGATCCTAACAGGTAAGTTTAAGTTCAATAATGCGAGCGACATGGACCTTGAATTGATGACTTACATACTTAGACCTTTAGATGAGGTAGAGTACGACAACACGGACGAGTCCAAAGAGGCGCAGCATCGCGAAGCCATCCTAAACACACCGGTCCAGGATCTTTATAATGTCGTAAATAAATTTCTAGCGAATCGCGAGTTGATTTTGTTTAAACAATTCTCTGGAGTGTTTTACGCAACACCTGATCCAGATGAAACCAACGATGACGAATTTAGCACACCTGGTGCAGACGAGGTGTTTAATCAGCAATGGTATTGGTACTCGATAGTTAGGATGCTAGCCAAAGAAGATATAAGGATTTACGATGAGATCTATATGCTAAAGATGAACGTAGTGCTTCCAGAGATGAGTTACTTAGCGCAAAAAAATAAGATTGAAGCAGCACAACAAAGACAGGCCGCTGCTATGCGTAGATTGTAAATTACAAAAAAGGATTTATGAATAACCTCAGAAACTTATATGAGGCTTTAAAGGATTTCGGTGAGCGCCATGAAATGGTTAACGAGGTAATCTTAGTTAAGTCTGAGGATGAGTTGGAGTCATACGAGTTTAATTACCGCTCTATGATAATCATGCCTTTGGATGCGAATATTTCCAGAGAATCTAACTCCCCTGCATACTACATTGATTTCGGCATTGTACTACTAGATAAGATACCTGCCGAAAACGATGAGGCGCACATCAACTCAATGGACGAAAACATTTTTGTGATGGGACAACTTCAAGATCACTTGATGCAGTCTGATTATGATGTTGAGTTTGGTGGTGTAGATCTTAACGTAGATAATTTGAGTGACTATAACATCACCTCAGCGATTGCTGATTTTAGTTTTACCTTGGCTAGAAAACCACATACCAGAACTATTAACTTTTAATGCGTAGTCCAAAGCAAATACAAAACATGATCAAGGTGATCGTGGTAGCGGCTTTGGCTAAGGAGTTCCGTAAGTCTCAGATCATTAAGCGTATTATAAAAAACGTAAAGAAAAATGATCATATTGCTACAGGAGGATTATCAAGACCAGATGTCACAGGTTCTATAAATCCTTCAGCAGATGACAAATGGCTAATAAGACCTGACTCTGTAATCGTTAGAGTTATTACCTCTGCAAATAAAGTCGTGGGTGTTACTGTTAGATTAAACATAAAACACGGAGTAGAGCCACAATACTTTTGGTTGAGTGGTAAATCTCCAAACAAAGCATGGTGGCCAAACGGAGAAAGAATAGAGGAGTGGATTAGGCTGAAGGCGAAGAAAGGAAAGACTTTCACTATAACAGAAAGAGGAATAAAAAGGAATATAGATCCTGATAGTATCTCTGATGTTAGTAGAGTTGCTTATGTTATATCAAGGAGCATCGCTAAAAAAGGTATAAAAAAGACAGATCTTACAGATCCGTTTTATGGAGAAAAGGGTGTATTGAAAACAGTCAACAGAGCAAAGACTGCTTATACAGCAAGAATATATGAGTTGTTTCTTACTTTAGTTACAACTCAACAAGAAATAATTTTTACAAATCATACTAAATGAGTGCTACAAGAAAGGCGATTGAGCAATTAGACAAGTACACTAAAGAACTTAAACAGGCCCAGGCCGAGTTAGCAAAGGTTGAGAAGGGTACTAAAAAATATGATCAGGCTCTAGCAAAGCATAAGAAAGCGTACGACAACGCTCGTATGTCCGCTAAGAAATTACAGGTTACTATGGGTAATCTGTCTACAACTTTTAAGAGCCATAGAAAACTTGTCCAACAAGGTGGAGATGCCTTAGGTAAGTTTGCAAAAGCAAGTGAGGTCGCAGGTAGCAATACTAAAAAATCAAGCAACGGATTTTTAGGTGCTGCTAAGAACCTTATCAAGTATGGAGTTGCTTTCCAGGCGATTAACCTTGCTATCAAAGCATTCAAGTTCTTTACTACAGATGCTCTTAGCGCAGGCGCTGAATTTGAAAAAAACGTAGCAAACCTATCCGCTGTAGCAAACGTATCTGGAGAAGAACTAAAGAAACTTAGCGAAACAGCAATTTCTGTAGCAGGATCCACAAAGTTTACTGCTGATGAAATAGTGGGATTACAGACAGAACTCTCTAAGTTGGGATTCTCTGCTGACGATGTAGTCGCGGCTACTAGTTCTATTGCGTTTGGAGCGCAGGCTCTTGGGGAAAGTCTTGATGCTGTAGCATCTCAAGTTGGTAAAATCATAAACCAATTTGGTTTGTTAGCAGAAGAGTCTGGAGTTATCGTTGATACAATTGTAACCACAATCAACGAATCTGCATTATCAATGAGTTCCTTTGGTACAGCGATTCAGTATGTTGGACCTCTTGCATCAGGGCTTGGTTTTAGTTTACAGGAAACTGCCGGAGCAATGGCTATACTTGCGGACAATGGCTTTACAGCATCCCGAATCGGTACAGGTCTTCGTGGTATTTTTACAGAACTAGGTACTGAAACCATTGATCTAAAAGCAAAATTAGAGGAACTAGGTAAAGAAAATCTTTCACTTTCTGAAGCCGTTGAGTTGGTGGGTAAGAGAAATGCTGCTCAGTTAATCACCCTTGTTGATAATATAGAGCAGTTAAAAGAATCTGAAAAAACATACTACTCACAAGGAAGAGCAATGGAATCTGCTGCTACCCAGGCTGATACGTTCTCTGGTCAAATGGACATATTGAAGTCTGCTATAAACGCCTATCAAATTGGTATCGGAGAGGCTATTATTCAAAGCGGTTTCTTTGAGGTAGTCCTCCTGAATATATCAGCATCAGCAAGCCGTGTATCACAAGCATTTAAGTTGATTAAAGAAATTGGATACGAAGGTGTTTCAGATGATCTTGAGAATGTAGTTGATGGCACAGATGCTCTAGAGGTTGCTTTAAGAAGAGTTGCGGAGCAAGAGGAAATGACATACGAAGAAGTAAAGAAAAAGTATGTTGAAGCAACAGAAGGCGTTAAGCAGTTAGATGCAGCAGCATCAGCCTTCCTTCCAAAAGGTCAAGAGGTTTACAACACGGTAAGGGTTCCATCTAAAATTGGAGATGCTGTCGCTGGTTACACAGAGAAACTAAGAGAACTTGAGGAGCAAGAAAGAAAGAACATAATTGTAACAAGAGAGAGAAACGAAACCTCTGAAAGATTCCAACCTAAATTAGACGAGTTAATCGTAGCAGAACAACTAGGAGAGGACATTGAAGAAAGAGCAGACATACTTGCTAATACTGTAAAAGGTGAAATGTTCTCTCTTACGGAGGAAATAAAATTCCTTGAAGATCAAATCACAAAAGAGCAGGATGCTGGTACAAAGAAAAGATTTGAAAACGACAAACTAGCGTACGAGGCCAGACGAGCAGAACTATCTAAGTTCTATAGACTTATTGCCAACCTTATTGGGATTGAGATAGAAGGCAATAAAGAGGCTGACAAGATAGAAAGACGTAGAGCAAGAAACTTTAAGGATCTGGTAGATCGATATGAGGACTATAAAGACACTCTTCAAAGAACTTCTGATCTAATGAAAATTGAGAATGAAGCAAATGAGGAATACATGGAAAACACTCAGGAGCAGATTGATCTCAACTACGAGTTAAAGGCGAGTAACGATGCCTTGATTGAAAGACTTCAGGAAAAGAAAGCAGAAACAGAGGCTGCTATGGCAGCAGAAGATGCTAGCACAAAGCAAGGTGCTTACAATATATCTGTGCAACAAAGAGAGATCGAGACACTAGATCGATTAATTGAGAAGTACAACGAGAAGAACGAGGCCTTGATGCCGGGCGCGGACATAATCAACTTATCTGCTCAAAACTTCCAGAAGCAATTAAAAGCCCTTGAAGATGAGTATAATGAGGGTGATATAGGCACAGGTAAATTTAATGAAGCCAGAACTAAACTTCTTGAAGATTACAGAAAACAATTGTTAGCAATCGCAGGTGATGATTCTGAGATGATCTCGGCTGTTGAGGCATTGTTTGCCAAGACTATGGATGATCAGGAAAATCCAATTGATTGGAGAGAGATCCTGTCAGATGGTCTTGATGAAGCGATCAGCGTTGTTTCTGAAGCCATTGGAAACTTTAATGATACTGCATTCGAAAATCTAAAAAACAGACTTGAGGCTGAAAAAGAAGCACTAAAGTCTAGATACGAAACAGAAGATTACTTAGCAAAGCAGCAGTTTGAAAACGGATTGATTAATGAGTCTCAGTACAGAAGAAGACAGGCTCAGTTAAGAAAGAAGCAAGTTGCTGAGGAGAATGCTATCGATAAAAAACTTTTTGATGCGGAGCAGCAAAGAGATAAGAGTAAGGCTAGAACAGATTACTTAGAGTCTTTAGGATCTATTATTCCTGAATTGATCAAGGCCGGTAAAGTAATTCCTACTGATCTTGCTATCAGTTCCGCTATTACTGCTGCGCTGGCTACAGCAGCCTACGGCGCTGAGGTTAGTGCTATTAACCAAAGACAATTTATACCTAAGAAGTTTGCTGAAGGGGGTATGGTACATGGTCCAAGTCACGAACAGGGAGGTATTCCATTTACTGTAAAAGGAAGATCTGGTTACGAAATGGAAGGCGGTGAGTTTATTGTAAACAAGAGAGCATCTTCTTTACATAGGGATTTGTTAGAGCGAATCAATAACTCAACAAGAAAATTTGCCAATGGTGGTTTAGTAACGAATAGCCCTTCAGACTTTGGGCCATCTGCACAAGAAAGTGTAAATTATCTAAAGGCTATCGCAGAGGCAACGACTAACACCGCTATAAACAGCAGCAAGCCTGTTAGAGCATTTGTGACATCTTCGGATCTCAGAAAAGACGAGACTGCCAGAAGGATTAAAGATAACAATACAACCATCTAATGAGTGATTATAGCATATACAGAATAAGTTCTTATACTACTGCGAACATAGATTGTAAGATTGAAAGCGTAGGGGATAATAACTTTACAATAATTGAAGAGCAAAGCCCATCGCCTTCATTTCCTATAAATCTTTATGATATTGTAAAGGTTACAGTTGTTCAAAACGGAGTAGAAAAAAACTTATATAGTGTTTTCGAGGATCAAAATTATGATGGCTTAGACTTTAGATTAACCTGTGGATTTGATTCTGATGTGTACGGAAACCTGATCGAAGTAGATACAGACGTAATAAAACTAGAATATTACTCACTACCAAGTACATCTATACTTGATCTAAAAAACTATAGCCTTTCTCCAAACATACAACTTGCTACATACGGAAAACAATTTAATCCGTACCATGCTGTTGAGTCATACAATATCGTGGCTCCAGAAGAGCGCGTTGAATTCGGTGCTAACTTTAGATCGCTATATTCGTTTGATGAAAAGGTTTTAGTTGACTCTTGTAGAAATGTTGCATACAAAGTCTCTCCATCAGAACTCTCTGTGGTTGCTACAAACGGAAAGATCAAGACTGCACTAAATTTTAATGTTCTCATTAAGTAATGGATTACAGATTAAAAGTAAAGAAAAAGGCTGCTAGCAGTTATTCGGACATTGACTTGTTTCCGGATGCAACTATAGATTTTGAGTTAGATTTTTACAATGTAGATAACATTGATAAACTCAGAGTTCCTATAGGTGTTTCTCTTTCTATACCTATGACAGAGAATAATACGGCTGTTATAGACTATGATCCCAGGGGAACGACATACACTACAAATCCTACTACTCCATTTGATTTTGATTTATTATTAAACGGAACATCTATACTGATCGGTAATATGTATGTTGAGTCGTTTGACTTTAATAACGCTATACCTGTAGTAAATGTAAGGTTGGTAGATAAAATACAAGAGATATTTCAGATTGCTAAAGAAAAGACGATGTATGATCTATACAGCGACTACAACTCTCTTACATCTTTTGATCAATTTCTTTCCTCTCAATCCGGGTTTATAGGCACATCTCCAACTATGGAAGATGTTATGTTTCCTTATATAGATTTCTGTAACGACACAAATAAATTCGGTTATGCTGCAAGACAATTTATTCAGTTTGGTTTTGATAGTGATAGAGCAGGTTTTGTTCCGGCAATAAGAGTTAAGGATTTTGTAGATAGATTTTTTACTGCTGCTGGATCAGGGGTTACTAGTAGATTTTTTGAACTAGGAAACTATACATCTTCTATACCGGGAAATAATCCTTCTGATCTATACATGGCGATACCAGGAAAACTTCTTTCCTCAACTAGATCAAGAACAAGAGGATTAATTCTAGTCGAAGGACCATACGAATACTTCGTTAATAATTTTACAGGGGATGCTAACTTAGTAAACACTAGTTCTCTAGAGAGAGATTCATTTCCATTACAAACATTTGGATGGAATTATAACGGAACTCCTGGATCTAATCCTGTAGACACAGACTACGGATTAAACTACACAACCAATGTTCCTAACGATGGTACAGATGTAGCAAGAGCATACTTTGGTCCTCACATGAGTTTCACTTCTAGAGCAACAGCCCAGGATACAACTATCGGAACAGGATGGGTTGGATTCGAGATGCCAATGATTAAGACCTCAGCAGGATCTTATAACATGGTCAAGGAGATCTACCCAAGCACGTCTACCGCAAAAATTGTGTTTAACGCAGTTATATGGAAAGATGGTAGTCCGGCTGAAAGATTAAGAATGTGTAATTCAGACGGATCTATTAAGCAGTTAAATGTTTCGGATGCAACTGTTGCAGAAATAACAAGTGGATCTACTTATGATTATTGGGGGGTATATACTCATCCACAAGGACATAGGGTTAAGGATTACATAAATGTAACTGATACGCAATGGAAAACGGTACTTAACTGCCAACTTAGATTTGATACAAACGACATAGGTGATTTTATCTGGGAGCGAAAAGAAGTTGCTATTGATGCTGGATCTACTTACGCTGTCACTATCGAGGTTGAATGGGTTAGTGGAGATATTGACGTTCAATATGTTTCTACTTGGCAGCCGTACTTCAATATGACATCAATGGCTGATGATGGTGTTATACCTGATCAGTTAGCGACAAAATCTGTTGGTTCTGAAGAAATGATCAAAGGAGTTTACAGGGAAGATCCTAACAACGTAGGTGTTCTTTACACAGCCTTACTTGCTACAGGAACACACAACCCTTACTTTAATGATGATGACATTAATTTAAGATGGATGTTTGAGGAATTAAGTATAACTCCATACGATGTTATGAAGGAGATTATTGCTAGGTTCAATCTTTCTGCTGTGTATGATCAGAACTCGGATAATGTTTTAATAGATAGGTTGCCTGACATAAGATCTTTAAATACTAGTACAAATATAACATCAAGAGTTGATGACAGGGAAAACATATCTGTGGAAGTTGTCAGCAGACTTGCTAAGTCACTAGAAATATCTACATCCGCAAATGGATTATTCTTTGATGAAGAAGGTTATGGTGTTACAGATCTAAATTTAGCAGGATCAGATGACTTAAAGTTCAGCCTGACATCTAGGTTCTATAACAAATCTCTATGTGGAGATGAGACGTTTATTGAAATACCAGAAGGATTTAATGAGTACGAAATAGGGTTTACAGAAAACGCTTTTACCAAGAGAACGGAAATAGGAATTGTCTTTGGATATATAGATACCCCTAACTATAAAACAAATATCAGAAGGGCGAGGTTTGTAGAAAGAAATGGATACAAGGGTTTGATATACGAAACAATGAGAGGTCATGTATTCCCTAGGTTTGTCTCCTCTAAACCAAATTCTTTGCCTTTAAGATACTTTGATGAATTAGATCAACCAACAGAACTATATGACTTCTTTATAGAAAATGATAATATAAATTTCTACAATAGTTCTAAAGTTTCTTTTACTGCATTCTTTGACACAGACTATGGTTTCGATATAAAGAACAATTACTCTGATGTGACAATGGACTTCCTTGGATCTAACCAGATAATTATAAAATCTTTCAAGGGCAAGGTTTATGATCTAGGTATTTATGGAGAGGTAGAGGCAATTATATTGTAAATTATTTATATGGCTACTTACAACGACTACCCATCATCTGCATCTAACAACGCTAAGAAAGTTCTTGAGTGGAAGAAGAAGTATGGAAATGAGGTAAAAGGCATGACACCTGTGGGTTGGGCCAGAGCGAGACAATTGGCTAACAAACAAAAATTAAGTTATGAAACTATTGCTAAGATGGCTGGCTTCAATCGTCATCGCAAAAATGCTGCAATTGATCCTAAGTATAAGAGTACGCCTTGGAAAGATAGAGGTTATGTTGCTTGGCTTGGTTGGGGTGGAACAAGCGGAGTTAATTGGGCAATTAAAAAAGCAGAGAGTATCCGAAAAGGAACTGTCAAAGCAAGCACAGATGTGGCTGACGTCTCTTGGGGTGATCGCAAAGTCAAAGATGACTACGCTACGCAAGGCAAGGATGGATCGATTAAGAAATCTCCCAAAGCGCCTAAAAGCGATACTCCTAACAAAAATCCGAAAGGAGTTGGAAAAGGTGGCAAACTATCTGCTAAGGTTGTAAAGCAAATTAAAAGCAAGGTAGATAATTATAATGAAAAGTACCCGGATAAAAAGGTTGGCCTTGGCGCTGCAAAACGTGTTGTACTTCGTGGTATGGGTGCATACAATACATCTCACTCACCGAAGGTTACATCAGCCGTACAATGGGGACTTGCTAGATTAAACGCATTTATGTACTTAGTCAAGAACGGAAAACCGTCTAATGCAAAGTATGTGCAAGATAATGATCTGCTACCTAAGTGGCACAAAAGAGCAAAGAAGTAATGGAAGATACCTTAAAACTTATTGGAGAGTATGGGATAACACTTGTGTTATTGATTGGCAGTCTTTATGTGTTATACAGATTTGCATTTTTTAGCATCAATGAGGTTAAGGTTGGTTTTGAAAAAAGACATACAGACTTGAGGGCTGATATGGAAGAGATAAAAAAACAACTTCTTTTAATAGAGGCCTATATAAAAAGTAAAAATTAAAAATGAACAAGGATTTACCTTTATACGATATTACACTTGAAGACTTTGAAAAAGGAATGTATAAAATTTCTTTAGTTGACAAGCCTGCTATAGAAGAAAACTTTATCTACTTCAGTAAAACTGAGACAGTAGAGATGTTTACTAATGATGAAAAGCGAGAGGTAGTTGGACCAATCATGATCCCAAATAAAGAAATCCTACGCTTTAGCCCAGACAGAGGTTACTACTATGTACGATTCACGGAAGATGCTATCCGTGATATTATGTATAACTATTCTAAGAAGGGCTTGTTCAACGAATTTGGCATACACCATGAGTATGATACTCAAGATGTGGTTATGCTTGAAGTTTGGATGAAAGAATCTGATAACGATAAATCTAAAGATTATGGTTATGATCTTCCAAACGGAACCGTATTCGTAAAGACTAAAATTGAGTCTGACGAATTATTTAATGCTATCAAAAATGGAGAAGTTAATGGCTTCTCTATTGAAATTGAGGCTGATATTAAACCTGTAAATAAAGAACAAATGAGTGAATTTACTTTCGCTAAGGAACTTGGAAAGATGGAGGCTCAATTCGAGGCTATGACTTCTAAGTTTCAGAAGCAAATTGAAGACCTACAAGAAGAGAACAACACTCTTCTAGAGGTTATGTCCTCTTTTGAAGAGAAGTTTGGTGGTGTCGAAGATCTAAAAGGCGCTATCGAAATGATTCAAAAGCACATCGAGAGTATGGGCGCATCTCAAGAAGAAGAAGTAGAGGCTGAAGAGGCTCCTGCTGAAGAAGAAAAAGAGATGGCTGAACACAAAGATGAAGAAGAGATGGCTGAAGAAAAGAGCGTTGCTCCTGCTGGAGAAGATGCTGTTGAAGTAGAGGCCACAAAAGAAAAAGAAGAAGTTTACGAGGCTACTGAAGAAGAAGTTTCTGAGCAAGAAGTTGAGGAGCAGTTTGCTGCTGAACAAAAGGCTGAAGAAACTGAGGAAGTTGTAGAAGATAAGACAGTTGTCTTTAACGCTATCACTCCAGAAAAGGTGTCTATGATCAACAACTTCTTTGGTCGTAAATAATAATTGTAAATTAAGTTAAACGAACTTACTAAAACTAGATAAAAATGTCTGTTAATATTTCAAACTTGCCTTATGGCGATCGTAGTCGTGACTTGTTCATCGACTCAATGGTTAAGAGTGCAGCGGTTCTAAACCGTTTTCGCTTGATCGATGGTGTTAAAGCAAAGGTTAATGTACCTATCTTTGATGCTGCTCTAACTTTCGGTACTGATATTTGTGCGTGGGATCCACAATCTACTGCATCTATCGGTGAAAAAGAAATGACTGTTTCTGACCACAAGTGGTCTTTCCTAAACTGTAAGAATGCTCTAGAAGATTCTTACCGTGGATTGTTGTTGAAGAAAGGTCAGCACAACCCAGAAACTATGGACGCTGAGTTCAAAGATTGGGTATTTGACTACTTCGCAAAATTGTCTTCTCAGAAGGCTCTTGAATTGGCTGCTAGCGAATTGACTCTTGAGATGGGTAATGATGCTGCTGTTATCGATACATTGATCGGTGGTGGTGCTTTGACTTCTGCTAACATCTTGGACGAAATGGAAAAAGCATACGCTGCAATGAGCGAGGTTATGTTGGCTGCTGTTTACGGCGATGCTGATCGTGACTTCAAACCTGCTTTCTTCATGGGTACTGTTGCTATGCAGCACTACCAAATCGCTATCGCTGAGAAGTACACTACTACTCCTCAGGGTATCGTAGAAGGTAACATCCCTGCATACTTCGGTATGGAAGTTGTTCACTTCCCAAGTCTAGGTGCTGATCAATTCTTTGTATCTGCTCCACAAAATATCGTTATGTTGACTGATGACTATAACGATGTTCGTGCTATCGACATGAAGTACGAGGCTGAGTTGTCAAGCGACAAGATCTGGGGACAATTCAAATTGGGCTTCTCTTACTTGAAAGGCGAGGAAATCGTTTACGCTCAAGCATAATCAATAGTTGAGTAATGGGAGGCTTCGGCCTCCCTTCAACTACTAACCCTAAAAAACTAAAAACAAATGGCTTGTAATATCACTCTCGCTGACGTAACTTTCTCTTGTGATGACCTTGGAATCGGTGGTCTAAAGAGCGTTTACCTTGGCAATAAAGCAGACCTTACTAGCGTTGTAGACGTTACTGCTAATGCAGTTACGGTAACTCCTGCTACTGATGGTCTCGTTTCTGATTCTGATGTTATTGGTGTGCAGTTTAACTTGAAAGACGGATTCTCTGTTTTCTCTGAAGTTAAGACTGTTTCTGCTGATGGCGTTGTAAACTCTGTACCTACAATCTCTATCGAGGTTCCTAAAATGTCAACTGATCACCGCGATGCTCTAGACAACTTGGCTAAGCCAGGTGCTGAGTTAGTTGCTTTCGTTGAAACTGCTGCCGGCACTTACCACTTGGTAGGCTGGGAATACGGCTTGTACGCTTCAACTGTTGATGGAAACTCTGGAACAGGTCGTTCTGAAAAGAACCGCTACCAAATCACTCTTACCGGTGAAGAAGATAGCCTTTCTTACAGCATCGAATCTGGAGAATGGAGCAAAGTAATTGCGTAAGCAATTCTTGTAAATTACCATAAGGGGGAGGGAGTAATTCCCCTCCCCTTTTTTTATTGTATAAAGTATGAGTTTTAACTGTAGCATTTTCTTAGAGGATATAGATATTAACTGCAACAAGAATGCAGGTGGTATTAAAAAAGTTGTATTAGGTCTTCAGAAAGACTTAAGCATTGCACTTGATCCTGCTGATGAAACCATTGTTACTCAAGCACAACTTCTAAATGCGGTAGTGTTTGAGCATAACAACAAGGATGGCGCTACAGTCTTTACCGAGTCTAAAAACATAAGTAACGGCCTTGGAATTATAAATACCGAGATAACTGTACGATTACCATTGCTTGATGTTAAGATGAATAAGGTAGACTATATGTCTCGGAGAAATGACATAGTGTGTATCATGTATCACAACAATGGTACGGCTACTATTAGCGGATGGATGGATGGACTTACAATGGAGTATAATGCAACAAGTGGCGCTTCAAGAACTGAGTTGTCTTATGTTGATGTAACTTTATCTACTGATAGTTGGATCGCCTCTTTTGCAGTTAACAACTCAAATGTCATAGACCTTAACTAATGTACGCACCAATAAAAACAGGATATTACACTAATGCTACACAAACTAACAAAGGTTTTGTGGATTACGTTTTTCCTAATATTGATGCGTATAACGCTGATGCTGTACAATACGATAAAGGAATGGTTGACTACCTTGTTGGTTTAACCGGACTTTATTCTGATGTCTTGATCGAACAATCATCTGGATGGAGTGTAAATTGGGAACTTATAAATATGCAATGGGAAACCATTAATGTTAAATGGGAATTATAAATGGAAAACAATATAACTAAAGATAGAAACTACTATCAATCTTCTATGGGAGATTTTGGATTTCGTAGAATTGGACCTGGTGAGACTACACCTGGTGGAGAGACTTACCGAGTGATTGTTTGTTTGCAAGAAGCAAATATTAACGCTGAGTCTATCGTTGGGGACTCTTTAACCGGACAAGTATTGCCTACCGGCATGCAAGTGTTTGGTAAGTTTACCGAAGTTTCTTGTTACCAAGGAGTTGTATTAGCATACTTGGGATGATATTATCGTTAGGCATATCTATACACGTTAACAACTTCATAGGAGATAAGTATGAATTTGACAATAGATATTGGCAATTAATTGCGATGGATTGGGAGACTATTAATGATACTTGGGAGGAAGAAATATAATGGCAACACTAACAGGAAATAAACCAAAGGATACCTACAAAGGTCTTATCAAGACCGTTGATAGTAACGAGGTAACAGGAGAGGTTCAACTTAGCGATGGTAATGGCAATGCGTTGCCTATGACTGTCTCTACTACCGATGTACGAGTACGAGGTGTAGGCCTTACAGGCTACTCCCACGATCAAAATGTATCTGAACCAGAATGGCTGATAGAACATGGCCTTGGTAAAAAACCATCAGTAACGGTAGTGGATTCTATGAACAGAACTGTTATGGGTGAGGTAGAATACCTAGACGATAACGTACTTATTGTACGCTTTAAATCCGCTTTCAAAGGCAAAGCATATCTTAATTAATAAATAGAAAATAAAAAAAATGGCAAGTATTAAATATTTGGTTGACTTAGACCTTGGGCAGAATGAGTTGCAGAATGCGGTATTGCAGACTGTTGCTGGTCCTACCGGTGGGGTTGAAGGTCAAATTGTTTACGACACCACAGCAGGTGCAGTAAAAGTAAGTGATGGTTCAGACTTTATCCGTGTTGGATTAACTGCTGATGGTTCTACTATCACAGATGCAAGTGGTACAATTAGTGTAGGTACTATTGGAATTAGCAATGTACAAGGTCTCGCTTCTCAGTTGCAGGCTAAGGTTGATGACTCTCAAGTATTGACTGATGTACCAGCAAACGCATTGTTTACCGATGAAGATGTAAGTACAGCAAACCTGTTTGATAGATTGTCTCAGATTTCGGCAATGGTTCTTGGTGATGGTACAGGATCAGTTACTATCAATGGTGATTTCAATGTTGTTGGTAACACTACCACACTTGAAACTGCTAACTTAGTTGTTGAGGATAACATTATTACTCTTAATTCTACGGCTACAACTCCGGCATTAGATGCAGGTATTGAGGTTAATCGTGGACCATCTGAAGATGTTCCTGCATTGAAGTGGGATGAGAGCGCAGGTCGTTGGTCATTTACTAACGATGGTACTAACTACCATAATATTCCTACAGGAAACGAATACGCAGCAGGTGATATTACTGCTGTTGTTGCAGGAGACGGTCTTGGTGGTGGTGCTACAAGTGGTAGTGCAACACTAACCAATACATACAATCGAATTGTAGAGCAAGTAGAAGGTACAGGTGCTTACGAATTATTTGGTGGTCAGATTTTTGGATCTTTTGTACCAGAATCAATTGAAGTTGTGGTTAAAGAAATTGTTGGTAATACATTTGTACAAGTTATTACAGACGTTATTATCGATCTGGATACTGCTTCTATCAAGGTATTCCTTCCTGTAGGTTCATATTTTGTGTCGTTCAGCGGTTTCCGTGCCTAATAATTTGTAAATTCTTTATAGAGGGGGAGGGTTAATCCCTCCCTTTTTATTAAATCAAAAAATATTTATGGCTGTTAAGTTTCTCAATGGTATTGATGTAGATGGTTCAATGAACATCGCAGCATCTGATGTACCCAATTTAGACGCATCTAAGATTACAAGCGGAACATTATCTGCTGATCGTATTCCAAACCTTAGTGGAACATACCAACCTGCCGGTGATTATCTAACATTAGAAACCGCAGAGACTTCTTTTCAGCCAATTGGTAATTACCTTACAAGCATCCCTGCCGAGTATTTAACTCAAACTGAAGGTGATACTCGATATATAAACGCAAGTGGCTCTGATAGTAAAACAGGTACACTAACAATCAACGAGGGTAACATTAGAATCATACAGGATGTGGGTAATGTTGCTTATTTAGAGTTAGGCGAATCTCCGGAAGGTCATGTTCGAATGGAGTATGATGGAACCGGAAGTGGGCCTACTAATTATTTTTACTTGTATAGCCCTCTTAGCGGATGGGCAGGTAAGGGATCGTCATTTAATATGCAGCCCTCTACCGGAAATGTAGCAATAGGTACTACAACATTTACAGAGAAATTCAATGTTCAAGGTAATGTAAGATTTACAGGTACTATTTCTGCAAATGGATATAACAAATCTAATTGGGACACAGCATACGGATGGGGTAACCATGCTTCTGTTGGCTACCTAACCTCACTACCTTCACATAACCACGATACGCTATACGATACACTTGGTTCTGCTGCCGCAGTAAATGATCGTATTGATGAAGAGATACTTTCTCAAGTTACCGATAACGCTACAGGTATTCTAAACAATAGAGATGAGATTACCGCCATTGGTACTGCTGTTAATGGAAAGTTATCTACTACAGGTGGTACGCTTACAGGTACACTTACGTTAAGCGCAGTAAATCCAAGAATTGATTTTAACGGTACTTCTGATGCAGGTGTGGATATGGCTATTGTGGCCACACCGGAAGGATTAAATTTTATTGAGCCGGAACAATCAGATAAAGTTCAATTTCAAATACTTGATGATTCTGGTGTTAACTCACCTTATGGATATAAATGGAATGGCCAATCATTAGATAGTCGATATGCAAGTGCTGCACAAGGTGTTAATGCAGATACAGCATTTGGTTGGGGCAACCACGCTTCAGCAGGTTATTTAACAAGCGTACCTTCCGGATATGCTACCGATTCAGAACTTGCTTCAGTTGAGCAAGGTATAAATGACAGAATTGATACCGAGGTGTTTGATGCTATTGCTGCGGCTCAATCAACTGCTGATAGCAAACTTGGAGCGACTGCCAAGGCAGCAGACTCTAATCTGCTTGATGGCGTTAACAGCACTCAGTTCCTTCGCTCTGATACTGAAGACACCAAGAGTGGTAATACCATATTTACAGGTCCTTTATGGGTTGATAATAGTGGAAGACTTGGTACAACCAAATACACTTGGACAAATTCTGCTATTACTACAACATCTATCGAAATTGTAGATGATAACTCTAACAACGAATCAGTTGGAGCAACTCTTGTTTTACATAACTATGGAGATGGTGGTGTGAAATTTAGAATGGGCAACTATGGAGATAAAACTTTATATTTAAGTTCCGGCCAAGGCGATGGAGCAGGAAACATTACTGATGATGATTCCGGAACTTATTTTAATACGGTTAAAATCAATGGTAATATTGTTTGGCATGAAGGTAACTTTGACCCTTCTGCAAAACTTGATGCTACTGCAAAAGCGGCAGATTCTAATCTGTTAGACGGTGTTAATAGCACATCATTTCTTCGCTCTGATGCTAATGACACACATAGCGGAACACTTGCTTTAACAGCGATTACAGCAGCATCAGGAACTATTGCTAATACAAAAGGCTCATATTTACATATAGGTGCTTGGGGTACAGGACGTACTGCGGCAGATGCCGTTCTTGTAAACACAGCATATAGATCAGACTATGCTACAAACCTTTTTAATGAAAACATTTCAAGGTTTACAAACGATTCTGGATACACCACAGAAGCCTACGCTGATGCAGCAGCAAATGCTGCAAGAGAGGCGGTAAATATTCGTATTGAAGATGAAGTATTACCTGCTATTCCTACAAATAATAACCAATTAACAAACGGTGCAGGGTATATTACATCTATTCCCACTGCTAGTTCTTCGGTATTAGGAGGAGTAAAAGTAGGTGATGGACTTTCTATTTCAAACGGAGTATTATCAGCAGAAGGCGGTGGCGGTGGAGGCCTTTGGCAAGAAATTCCAAATGGAACTCACACCGTTCATGATTATAGTGCAGGTACGTCAACAGACTATCCAAAATTCCTTTACCAATTAGATGTAAACTTTGGAAATGTTAGACTAAATAATAACGAGGTATTCTGGGACACCGTATATTGGGACTATGACTTCCAGGGCACACAAGTGAATAAGGGTCAATTGACTGAAATAATTTTAGATGGTGGATATACTCAAGGAATCAGGGTAAGGAATGAAACTCCGGCATATACTGATGATTATGGCTGGTCTTACTATGCAGAATCAATATATGGATTAGCCGGACACGTTATTGGAGAAGCAAAATTAGGAGAGCAATACTGGGTAACTAGGACAACACGTTACTTTGGTAACGATAGTAACGGTCAAAATGGAGCAAGAATATGTATAGGTGACCCTAATCAGTTTCCAAACGACCCCTATATAACATACCAAGATCCAGAAACCGGCACCTATTATTCAGAACAGTCATGGCCTATTCAGATACATAGTGGATATTATGACTGGAACGCTAATACTGGACCTAAAAAGAAAATAGACTTCTATAATCTTCCAAGTGAGTTATTTATAGATGGAGACAATAGAGCAATGGGTGCTAATTCTTTCATTCAAACTTCGGATAGAAATAAGAAGGAATCTATTGTAAATATAACAAGCGGTTTAGATGTTGTGGGGAACCTGCAGGGGGTAACCTTTGATTGGAAATCAACAAAGAAAAAATCATCTGGATTTATCGCACAAGATGTTAAAGAAGTTATTCCGCATGCTGTCGAAGAGTCTCACAATGGAGTACTTGCCTTGAAATACAGCGAAATCATTGCATATCAAAATGAAGCAATAAAAGAGTTAAAAGGAATGATAGAGGAACTAAGAACCGAAGTAAATACCTTAAAGAATGGATAATTATAATGTTACTGTAAATCAAGCAAAGATTGCGGATTCTATAGTTTTAAATGGAGAAACTTTTACAAATGTGATTGTCTCTGTAAACCTAAGGATAGAGTTAGAAAAAGATGGTAGAACGGTATTTGAAAATATAGAATTGCCGCTAAGTAAACCACAGTCTAATAATTTCAAGTCAATTGAGACTGTTACATCCGAGTATTTAAAAAATCTTGTGTTGTCTGCCAACACTGTAAAAGTTGAAAATCTTAAGATGTTGCTAAAAAAAAGATTAGAACACCAACTAGTTCCTATGCAAAATACAGAACCGACCTATATCATAAATAGTGATTTTAGTTAGTAGAGATCTTATTGAATTTAGCCTTAGTAACGGTAAAACAATTAACGGTGCAATAGCACTATAATTAGTTATATATCAGTATATTTGTATAGTTAACTAATAATTATAATTATGTCTGAAGTTAAGAAACTTTCTGAAGAACAACTAACTGAGTTAAACAACATTATCAAGACTCTAAAGTATCTCGATTCTCAAATCGCAAGTATGAGAGTAGAGGAGTCTCGTGCGGTAGATGCTTATAAGCAATTGCTTGATCAATTAGAAGAGCAAAAAGAAGTGATCCGCAAGGAACACGGAGATGTTGAAATTGATCTGGCAACAGGTGAATTAAAGGAACCAAAACAAGAAGGGTAGTAAATGAAAAGGTTAAAGTCAGGAGCGGTAAACTCCATTTCTTTTATTAAGAATATAGGATACGCAATCAATTCTTTTGACGTAGTGTTTGAAAAGGTGGTGGGGAATACCGCTCTTACTTTGACTGATCTTAAGGACAACTTACTATTGGACAGTTGTTCTGATTTTATTGTGTTAAACATCGACTTGTTATCAAACACTATCGAGGGTGGTGAATACTATATGAGTATTCTAAATGGTAACACAAGCACTACCTATTTATGCGAGGTAGAGTCTTATACTTTTGATTCAGCAGGATCAGGATTGTACTCGGATACAGTAGTTATTCAAGATCTTTAACTTGTAAATTAAGATATGGGACTATTAAACAATATCGTAGATTATTTTGCATCTAATACGTTTGTTCAAGCAACAGAAGATAGTGTTGCTGCAAACGAGTTGGAAAATACGATCAAGGATCTAAACTCAAGGTACAAATTAGGCCATACAAATGTAGGTGACTACATAAAGTTTGGCGTTAATGATGATTTTCCTGTGATCCTGGAAAAGATGCTACGACAATCTCCTGTCCATGCTGGTATATTGACTAAGAAAGCAAAGATGGTTTCTGGTCGTGATATAAATTACTCTGATGAGTTCTTAAAAACAAAGAAGGCTAAACAAGAGTTAAAGGTTTTCTTAAAAAACTGCGCTGGTAACAACCAGGGTATGTATGATGTTATTTCTCACGCTGCATTCCAATACGAACACAAAGGTGCTGCTGCATTTTATGTACGATGGAACAATACGAGAACAAAGATATTGGAATTCAAATCTCTAGATCCAAAAGGAATCAGAGCGGCGGAACCAAATGAAAAAGGAGAAGTAACACACTACATCGTAAGAAGAAGTTTTGGATACGGAGCAAACTCAGTACAGCACAACGAGCCAAGAAAGATCAAAGCCTTTAGCAAGTACGACAAGTCCGCTAAAGAGGCTGTATTATATATTGCTAACCCTTATAGTGGGAATCCCTATTACGGAGTACCTAATTACATATCTGCTTTCCATTACATCGCAAGTGATTTTGAGTTTGGTAAGCATATTAAAAACTCGGCTGAGAACGGATTCACGCCAAAAGTTCTAGCGACTTTTATCGGTCGTAATATGTCTGCCGAGCAACGTGCTACGGAATATAAAAATTTCAAAGAGTCTTTCACAGGATCTGAAGCAGATAACTTTATCGTTAGTTGGGTTAAAAAAGAAGAGGATGCACCTAAGTTTACTCCATTAAATGTAGAGAATCTAGATAAAACAATTGATGTCCTCTCACGATTGAACGATGCTAAAATTCTTACTGCTCATAATATTACTTCGCCTACTTTATTTGGTGTCATGGTTTCCGGAAAGTTGGGAGGAACCGGTAACGAACTCGTCACCGCATACCAAATTTTTAGAGCGACTGAAACGCTTCCGAACAGAGAAATCTTGATCAGCAATATCAACAGAATTTTATCTACGATTGGATTTGATGAAATGAACCTGTCTGTAGTTGAAGAAGATATTAACTTGGAAAGTATTAAAGGTGCTAACACAACTGATATAGCAAATGGTTAATGTAATTTTTATAGATGATAACTACCTGTACCAGAACTTTCCTCTTCCAAAGAGGTTGGATCGAGCGCAGTTGCTTTCTATTATCCAACTAGAGCAGTTCACTTCTATCCAAGATCTTTTGGGATCTTGTCTGTACGAACACATGGAGGATAAGGTATTGAACCAGACATTATCTGGATCAGAGGTTGATCTATACAAGTTACTTAAATATGCGCTTGCCATGTTCTCAGCAAAGGCAACTGTTTCTATGCTGCGTACTGCTGCTGCCGGAACTAAAAACGAAGAGTCCGTACAAGATCAGTATGTCATCGATGCACTTGTTTCTCAAATCGAGAGTAAGGCAAAGTATATCAATACAAAGATCATAGACTATATCAAAAACGACACAGATCTTTATGCCATTACACAGGCTGAAGGCTGTAAGGTTGATGACGTATTTCAAGAGGACGATGTTTACCAAGGATCTGTGTACTATCCAAATACATTATACCGCAACGAGGAAAACTGCGATAACTAATGGACCACAACGACATCAAATTAATGCTATTCAACGCGGCCACATTGGCTATATCGTTTTCTGCTATAGAGAACGCATTGAAACTAATTCTTCTTGTAGCATCTATAGTCTATACGTTCCAGAGATCTTACGATCTATATAAAAAAAGGAAGGAGGACTAACGTCCCCCTTCCTTACAAGAGCCTAAGCAGTTACACTCTACCGGTGCTAATTCGCACCATGTTATTTTATTCTTCGTGTTCTTTTGTCCACGGTTCTTACTGCGAAGTAACCGCCTATCACGGTCACGCTTACCATTTCCCATAAACCTATCCATCTTTCACTTACATTACTAATACCAAACCCCTCAAAGAAGGTCATTGATATTAGAAATAAAACTATTATGGCTAGAGTTAAAGGACGTATATTCTTGGACAACCAGGAATCTGAGTCCATATCAGAGGACCAGCGTTTACTGATCTCCTCTTCGATCGCTACACGAGCAGCCTCTCTTTCCGCAGGGTTCTGAACAAACTTGTCCACCACATTTGCAACTGCATCCACAGTCTCCTTTGCAGCACCCAGCGTTAATTTGCTTAATAAGTTCCCCATAATTAACTCCCACAACCTTCACATTCTGGATTGTCGATGCTACAGGCGTTATCATTTTTCTCGCTATTCGCTAACTCATCAACGAAATCTGCGAAACTATCATTCAATTCAAAATCATTCTTGCTCATCTTCCTCTGTTTTTAGATTAATTAAAAAATCATATTCTTTCTGCACGTCAAATGAAGGACAGGCTTTCGCTGCGAACTCATTGTGTCCGTGCAATGTCGCATTAGGATACATCTCCATTAAAGATGCTAATAAATTTGTAAGCACAAATTCTTGCAGATCAGTTCTAGTATCTTTAGGATTCATGTCCTCGTCACAACCTCCTACATAAACTACTCCGATACTGTCTGCATTGTGGCCTCTTACATGAGCGCCCATGTCATGAACACTTCTTCCTTCTTCAATAGTTCCATCTAGTTTAACTAGATAGTGGTATCCTATTGTAGAGAAACCACGTTTCTTATGCCATTCTGTAACCTTCTTTACATCTACATCCATACCTTCTGGAGTGGCTGTGCAATGTAGTATTATTTTATTGATCTTTCGATCTGTTTTTCTTAGTCTCATATCACTTTGTTTTATTTGCCTTCTTCTTTATAATTTACATTACTCATGAAACCAACTCTCTATAAGTTAACTCAGCAACAAGAGCCGTATAAATCGCATACACAGGACTTACTCCGGCCAATACATAGATCAGCATACTAACCCAAAAAGAAAGGCACAGAACGCAGTTAAACGGCTTGTAGTTAAACTTTCTTTCGTATAGTGATACATACGGTTCAAATACAAAAAGAAATCCAAACAGGATTCCAAATCCAACAATGTGAATTATGTGATTTAATATTTCAATCATAGTTTCTTGCTGTTATAATCATCTTTAATGTAACGTATAAGTTTCTTTTTTACTTCACCATCTTCATACACCATTACATTTCCTTTGATCCTTGCGCCATACACATCTCTCCATTTTAACGAGACTATCTTGTTAGTCATAGTAGAATAGATCATAGATATAATTAAGTTGGCCGCACTCTTTCCTTCTACATAGTAGTCAAGGAATTTATCACACACCCTCATGACCGCATCGTCAATAAGTGCTTGTCTCAATTCGTTGTTTCCGTTAGTAACAAATGCTGAGTAAGAAATATCTTCTGCCCGATCAAGAATAAACTTGCCAAGTGACTCTGTTATCCTGTCTAGATCTACAGATATTCGTGCCTCATTCTCGATCTCCGCTTTGTTGTACTTGATATTCTTCTTCAACTTTATCTTGTATTCTAACGATTTCTATCAGGTAGTCTGAAAGTTCTGTGGTACTTACGTTAAGGATTCTTCCCAGCGCCACCAAAGTAACAGGTCTTCCGGAACGGATAAGTTCTGATACTGACTCGTACAGACTGATAATGAAATCTGCTTCATCGTTAGTGAGTTCTTCGTATGTTCTATCAAAAGGCATACTTTAATTTACATATATCGTAACCATATCAGCATCACAAATATCGTTATGGCAACTATAAACAAGGACCGCTCCTCCTTCATCAAAGCCGTAGTCTTCAGAGTTGTGATCACTCTCCCAACCCAAAGGTTGTTTACACATAGGACAGTCCATCAGTGATTGTTGTATGGTCTAATAGATCGCGCCTTGTCTGGATCTATCTCAGCAATGCGATCAATCAATTCATTTTCTTTTTTGTAAGCCTCCTCAATTTCTTTTAACTTAGAATCGGATCCTAGATTAGTGAATAGAGAAGCCATCTGTCTTAGTAGATCATCTACTTGTTCTTTCTTAGTCATGGTACACTAGGTTTTTACACATGAGTTTTACGAGGTAGGTGTCTTTTTCAAGATCCTCATCATACCGGATCGTAACCTTGTCGTAGTATTTCGGGTTGTCATCCTTAACCACTTCCAGAGCAACGAGCGTATCAGCGAGAAATTTTGAAACAAGAATACCATTGTCGATGTCCAGGCGAGAACGATAAGAGATGTCCATGCGAAAACCTTCGCAGGTAAACTTATCATAGTGCGCCAGAGCCTCTGTGCATATTGCTTTATAATCATCTTTATATTTCTTTCGGACTGCCCAATGCTTCCCCGCGTAGATTTTATTCAACGAGGGAGGCTTGGGTAATCTTAGTTCTATCTCAGTCCAACTATTCATTCTTCAACATTGCGACCCTGAGTAGTATCAGGTATCCAATAAGATCCTGAACGGTATCTTCAGTCTCGTCTGTTATGCCCTTTGTTTTTATCCGCATCAACTTGTCATCAATGCGAGCGCATAAATTTTCTACCGCATCTCCTTTAGCAAATATGTTTGCTGGATTCAAGGCGCTATCTCCGTATGCAGCGTTCTTCATTAACAGCAGTTCCGTAACTTCTTCGCTGATCTTCCTGATCAGTTCCGCTGTAGTCAATTCTCCGTATGTGTATAACTGTTCCATAATGCTAATATACTATTTATCAATTAAATCGACATCCAATTTGAAAACTTTTTGGACATCACCAGCCTCTATTACTATTCTTCCGTTACTAGGATTGTAGAATATATATCTATCTTCCTTACCGGTGTAATCAGAGACATCAAATTTATATAGGTTTCCATTTATCAGGATCATCACATCTCTATCTTCCCTCTCAACTACCTCAACCTGGGTAACTGATTCCACGTTGAATCGAAGGTAAGCCCTCACCAAATTGGCGAAGGCTAACTTACGATCACGAATTAGACTCAGGATAGGCGAAGACTTTTCTTCCTTGTTCATCTCTTTCATAGTATCTATTTGTTATCTTGTCATAAAATAATGTAACGCTACCTAACTTACCAACGATCTTTGGTTTTGCTTTGACAACTGTAATCTTTACTTGGTTAGGTTCGTATGGAATACCATTCTCATCTTCGAGTCCATAAGGACAACGCCAAACATTGAGGACCATCATACCCTTACGACTCCATTGCATACCTCCAGCGATGTCATTCATAGTTGGAACATCTACATAAGGAACGCCATTCTTGTACTTGGCTTGTTGGTGTTTAGTGTGTACTGTTACAATGGTGTGGAAGTTGTTGTCCGCACTATGCTTACGCAC